GATACTAGCTCAGGTGGTAGAGCACTTGACTTTTAATCAAGTTGTCCCGGGTTCGAGTCCCGGGTGTCTCACTAATTTAAAATGGCGTATATAGGCTAGAAATGGCTTATATACGCCATTTTTAGTGCGTTTTAAAGTATATAAAAGTAAGTGAAATAAGAGAAAGTAAATGCAACTTTTTTGCAACTTTAGGGTAAAAATAGGCATTTGAAAAACATAATGCAACTTTTTTGCAACCGTGAAAAGCTCTAAATAAAAGGAACTAAAGGAAGTAAGTAAAAGTAAATGCAACTTTTTTATATAGTTGAATAGCATTAGCAAAATACCTTTTACATTACAACTTAAATGCTTCACTTATTGCAGCAGTTGTATTTTCCTTTTCTTCTATCAAGTGATTATATACATCAAGGACCATCTTCTCAGTATCACCCATTAGTGACGCAATTTTCTTTATACTGATTTTGGGAACTTGGTAGCAGAGGTTGCTACAGTAGTTATGCCTGAAGATATGACTGGTTAGCCCGGTAATTTCTTCATCTGTTTCAAGATTCATCTTCTTTAATATTCTTCTCCACATCTTATTAAAACTTGATTTTGTTATCAGTTCGTCCCTTGTAGTAAACAGATAATCTGTCTTAAGCGTAGGAATATATTCCTTTAGGTATGATGTAAGCCAATCAGGCATAGGAATTGTTCTGTATCCGTTGTGAGTCTTTGGAGATTTAATAATGGGGTCATTAACATCAAATACGACAGCTCTTTCTACTCTAAGCGTTCCCTCTGTAAGATTAATATCAGATCTCATCAGTGCGAGTGCTTCTTCTCGTCTAAGTCCACAGCCATATAGTATAAGAACATAGGCTTTTTCGTTAGGAAGAAAATCAGCTGTTTTGATAGCTTGTATTTCATTCTTTGTGAGCGGTCTCTTTTTAGATTTTGTATTTTTCTTTGGAAGGCTTATTCCGGTTGTCAGATCTAAGAGAGCAGTAGGCGGAATGATCTTATCTGATATTGCCGACTTTACTATTTGCTTTATAGTAAGCATTATTTGTTCACAGGTTCTAGGCTGCTCACTATTTTTATTTATTAGCATCTGTATATGAAATCTTTGGAAATCCTGCAATCTGACGGTTGAGAACATAGATAGGTGTTTTTCTATTATGTTCTCATACATCTTCCTGGTATTTAGTTCTCTGATTGCCTTATAAGTGATAAACCAGTGCCTAGAGTATTCTAATACAGAATAATGGCTTGGTTTAACATACTCATTTTCTTTTAATGTACGGTTAAACTCAAAAACCTTTTTCTCAAGGTCACCACTTGATTTTGATGAGGACAGCTTCTTTCTTTTCTTTGCTCCTGTAGCTGTATACGTTCCGTCCCATACATAAGCGTACCACTTACCATCTTTAGATTTGGTATATTTTGCTTTTGCCATATTGCACCTTCCTTAATTTTACGCACAAAAATAACAGCCATTGCAAAAACGGCTGCTGCTGTGGTACAATAAACTTGTTCAGGGCATATTGTAGTGAGCAGTAGCTTGCAATAGTATGTTTGGCCATCCGGATATCCGGGTGGCTTTTTTATTTAAAATATTCTTTTAAAGTTTAATATTTAAAAGTCAAGAACAATATTAAACCACATACATGATATAAGAACTCATAAGTTTCTCTAACCTTTTCAATATATCATTTGGTAGATTTAAAAACTTAAAAACATGAGTGTTACAAATTTCAAAGCTTTCATATGCTTTTAAAGTTGAATATATTTCAATAAGAAAATTTTGTATTGAATATTTATCAACCAGTAATAGTACTAAGGATAAAATGATTGCATATGTGTCGCACTGGCCTAATCCACTATTATACTCTGCTGGTGAAAGTATTGAGTTGAAAATTGACAACAATGCACGTTTTGGTAGCCTGGATAATGGTTGGTCAATAAAAATTCTGTTTCCATGAGCAATTAAGTTTCTATATTCTTTTAATAAAGATAATGACTTCTTGAGCAATTCCTTTTGATCCACAATAGATAAACTGTGTTCTTTAAAATAAGAGTTGCATATATCAGCCTTATCCTCACCTTTAAGGATTCCTAACCACATTAAAGCTTTTCCGAAAGTGATAGATGTACAAAGTATCCAAGGTGGTATATGGTTTTTAGTAGACATATAGTGTTTTAAGGGCTCACTTTGATATCTATCTTTAAAAGTTTTTTTAAGAGATATTAACGTGTTAAGCCTAGAACTATTTGAGTTAGAGTAATTCCTGATATACATATAATCATTAGGATTATTGAAAGTTAAATGATCATAGTCTAAGTTTTCCCAATCGGTAAAGACTCCATATTTTTTTGAAACCTGATATGATAATCTAGACTTTAATCCACGCTCTACCAATAGAATATATTTAAACATAGTACTATTGATACTATTGTCTAAGCTATACAGTGTATATATATCTTCAAACGCTACTTTAGTAGTACATAAAGAGTCAAATATATGTTGATATCCGTTTATTAGAGTGTAATAAGAATGATTTTGTAATGCTTCTATTGCGAAAGTGTAATTATCTACTTGAATGCCTCTAGACTTCATTAAGTTTATCAATTCATCATAGGTCATAAAAGGCTTGTCAAGGTTTTTAAACATAAAGTAAAAAGCCCTCCTTACACAATGTAAGAAGAGCTTTTTGCTAGTCATCTACACAACGACCATTTCTTTCAACAATAATCTTACATTGTAATATTTAATTTGTCAATAATTTTATTGCAGTCTTACTTTATCACCAATCTTTACATACATATTTATTTCAGGAACTTTATTTATATCCTCCTCCTGAATAGATAATGGGTGCTGTAATTTTACTGTTCTAGTAATGTCTGTAAAGGGTGTTGAAAGAAGTGGCCTGACTTTTTCTTCCACCAAAGTTTTACATATACAGTAACGAGGTTCTACTTGAACAACTGAAAGAGTAGCTTTTACATATATGTATTTTCCTAATGATTCTCCATTTAAACCTGTCAAATCTTCTCCAACATCAAATACTTGAACTGTATCATCAATCTTTACTGTTCGAATGGTACTTACCAATATCGAGTATTTGTCCAATATCCTAACAACTTGTCCAATATATTCATCTCCATATTCTAAGCCTTCGGTAATTGATATATATTTATTTTCGCTCAATTCTATTCTCCTTTAAACTATTAAACTACAACCATGGATATACAAAATTAAAACTTCCCACGCAATTCTACTACCTTGCCTATGATATGTACCGGCAGATCTGTGATATCTTTTTTACTAAAGAACATAGGTTCATATTCAGGATTGAGAGATATAAGGCTTATACCTTCATCATGCTTTTGCAACTTCTTGCAGCAGGCATCATCACCATTTACTTTAGCAATTACAATATCTCCGGATTCTGCATCGGATTGTACTCTTACAATCACAACATCCCCGGACTGGATCCTTGGAGACATAGAGTTGCCTTTTATACGAAGTCCAAAAAATTCTCCTTTTGAAGCAAGCTCCTCATCTATTTCTTCAAAATCAATAATATCTTCTACGGCCTCGATTGGAATTCCTGCAGCCACATCACCAAGGACAGGTATCTTAACGGCCTTGATCGGGTGGGAGTCTTGTGTATCTTGTAATTTGCTCATATTAGCAAATCTTAAATCTAAATCGGACTTTTTTACGTTGAAGTAGTCAGCCAGTTTTTGAACATTGCCAGCTGTAGGTAGTGAAGTTCCTTGAACATATCCGGTTAATGTACTTTTAGGTATAGACAAATCACGAGAAATATCAGCTTGTTTCTTTCCGTGCTTATTCAATAATTCATTAAACTTTCTAGAGAAGAATTCTTTGTTCTTCAAATCCTGAGGACTGTTTTTAGCCATTGCTTAACCTCCTTTGAAAGCATTATAACGAAAAAAAACGAACTTTACAATAGATAAAGTAAAAAAAATACGAAAAAAAACGAAAAACAGTATTGACTTAGTACGAATAATATCGTACAATAAAGATGTGCTTGAATTAGCATAGAAAAAAGAAAGGGGAAAAAGATGTGGAGAGAATTTAAAGAAATGCCTTTAAAAGACAAGGTAGATGTGATTGTAAAAATTGTTGGCACTATTATAGCAATCATATCAGTATTAAAAAGCTAAAGTCTTCTAAAGGCAAAAGTATTGTAAGGGAAAGGGGCGAATGCCCCAAGTACCTTAACTGAATTCTAACACATATCTAAGATAAAAACAATGAAAGATACTTTTGCTTATCTATTATCTGTCAGTGTCCTTGTTGGCCTGACAATGGACTTCCCGAAATGGGATAGATTTTGTATAGCAGGATGTGTGATTGCATATTTTGTCACAAGTATTTATGAGAAGTTTGAAAAGTAGTTAGTTGAAAGCTGTCCTACCGGCTATACGGGGGATTTTAAGAAGGGAGTTGATATTTTGAGGTTTATAACATTAGAGGCAGCAAGAAAGAATGCTGGATATACACAAAAAGAAGTGGCAGAGAAAATAGGTATTCATAATCAAACTGTGTCTAAATATGAAAATGATAGTTCAAAGATACCATTTGATTTGATGGAAAAGCTTTGTAACTTATATGGAGTGACAAAAGACGAAGTTTTTTTTGGTAAAAAAGTACGAAAAAAATAGTACTATTTTAATTGTGGAAAATTTACAAGTAGGAATTTTATGAGGAAGTATGGAATTTACAAAAGAGTATAAAAAGGTACTGTCAGGTGGTCAGGAAATGACTGTAAAGATTACAGCAACTATAGAGGGAAAGATTGCGGATATAAAGGAACCTTTGCATATAGTTGCTGAAATACCAAGAAGATTTGCACCTAATTTTTATTTGGCACTTGCCGATAGATTATCAGAAACTGATATTAGTGATTATAGTTCAGGAGGTAAAGTGAGTAGCCAAAAAGATGAAGAAGTAGTCATTGTAACTCCTAATATCGAGGACAAAGATATGGTGGTACTCACAAATAGTAAGGAGTGCATGGATAAACTGATGGATATAGGTGGGTTTCCATTAACAGAGGATGGAGGGTTTCAGGTATCAGGTGATAGACATAAAGAAATTGCTCCAATGTATGTTTGTATGTTTAAAAACCAGCCTTTAAATGAAAAGCTTGGAATAAGAGAACTTACAAAGGAGCAAATGGATTACTTAAGACAGTTTTGGAACTTTTAAAGGGAAGCGACCTTTTAGGCACCCTAAAATAGTGTAATCAGCTTGATAACTGGATGTGACAGTAGTGATGACACCCCAACCAAGGTCAGTGAACAGTTTAATGCGATATTCCATTTCTTCAGGAGTGGAGTGTTCAACTTTGATTAAAGCATCATAATCACGGTCTTTAAATATCATAGGATAATCTCCTTTCTAAGTACTCGGCTTGGCAGAGCCTGTAGTTATAGTTTAGGAGCGTATTGATTAAAAGTAAATATATGGTGGTAGAGAAAAAAGCTGTAGAAGTTTGTGGAAAATTTACAAGCAGGAATGTTAGGAGGCTTTATGGAAACGAGGAAAGTTGTAGATAAAATTACAGAGCGTATAGAAATGTACTGTAAGAAGGATATAGAGGATATATCTATTAAAGAATTTTATGAATTTCAGGATGATATACGTATGCTGCAGTTTATTCAGAGAATAACAGGTGAGGAACTGGCAATAACAGGGGTTGAAAGAATCAAGGATAAGATACAAGAACGCATAGAAATGTACTGTAATAAGGATACAGAGGATATCTCCATTGAGGAATTTTATGAGTTCCATGAAGATATCCGAATGTCAATCAAGTTAAGCGAAGTAAGGAAATAGAATACTTAGAATGATTGCACAAAATCCCATTCGCTTATGTCATTTGGGACATTACTAAGTTTGCCGTCAAGGGAATCCCATTCATAGCAACCGGTGGCATGACAATATACATCATCTGCAGCAGATTGTGGAGAATGCCATGATCCAAAAACAGTGTCGTTGAAAATTATGCCATATCTACCGGTGTTTAACATAGCAATATATATGGGGCCTATAGGACTATCATATTTCCACATGATTAATTCTCCTTTCTAAGTACTCAGCTGGTCAGAGCCTGTAAGCATAGTTTAGGAGCGTATTGATTAAAAGTAAATATATGGTGGTAGAGAAAAATATTGTGTAACTTTGTGGAAAATTTATAACAAGATGTTGATTTTTAAAATAGGTGGGTGATGAAATGACAATTGATGAGGCAGAACAAATATTTATGTACAATAATGATTTTCAAAAGACGGTATTGGAGAGCAAAATTCCTGCATATATTTTGTTCATGCATTTTTTGAAACGAGGACTTATTAACAAAAATAGTCACATAGAATTTGCTTCTGAAAACATGAAAAAAGGAATAGCAGCAGAAAAGCTTTTCCAAAAAATTGTGCCGGAGGCAGTAGATATAAATAGCAATTTCAAAATGAACAATCCTGATTATGACTTTACATATAACGGATTGACGATAGATGTTAAATACAGCTCGTTATTAGAAAGAAGAGGCTGTGAGTATTGGAATTTCAAGAACTCTAAAGCTGATGTGATTATTGCTTTCTTGGAGAGAGAAAAGGGGAGCGAACTTGACAAACCTTATATGCTATTTATCCCAACCGAGTTGATGGCCGGAGTGAAAAAGTTTCACGTAACCAAAGCAGGAAATTATTTTAATAGCTTTCGAATGCAAGAAACAGAATGTTCAGAAATGTTGAAAAATTATGTGGCATTGAAATAGGAGGGTTGATATGGAATATCCGAAACAAATAATGAAAATTAGTGAACTTTGTGATATGGGCTTTCCCAGAGAAATGTTAATGGAAATATTTAGAAATCCTAGACAGAATTTTGCAAGGAAGATGAATCCGCTAAGGAGAAACAGTCATATTATTTTTGAGACGGATGGACTTAATAAGTGGCTGAATGAAGATATAAAGTTACAGGGAAAGGGTAGAAAGTGAGATTGCAGTACAAAAAGAAGTCGGAGTCAACGGAGCAGGCTCTTTTAATAGATTGGGCTAATTTGATGTCAAACAGTCATAAGGAATTAAGTCTACTGTTTCACATTCCAAATGGTGGGAGCAGAAACAGACTGGAGGCAATAAATCTTAAGAGGCAGGGAGTAAAGGCAGGAGTTCCTGATCTGTTTCTTCCGGTAAGCAGACATGGAAAGAACGGCTTATTTATTGAGATGAAGTTCGGAAAGAATAAAACAACGAATTTTCAAGATGAATGGCTAAAGAATCTGAATAAGCAAGGCTATGCAGCAGTAGTCTGTTATGGATTTGATGATGCAGCAGGAGTAATAAAAGAGTATTTAGGGATAGTTTAGGATAAGGGAGAATATACATGAATAAAAATATCCAAAGAGACGAAGATAGACAAATACAGGTACCTAATGTTTTTAAGGATAAAACTAAAGGTGGATATATTCTAATAAAAAAAGAGGAATTTGAAAACCTTATGGAGTGTAATAAGAACGTTGAGGAAACAATAGCCGTAGTTGAAAAAATTACTATTTGCGTCGGTCTAATCATTGTAGGAATCGTTATAGGAATAGTTTTGTTATGAGTAAGAAAATAGCTATACACAGATTATGGACCGAAGAAGAGTTTGAAATCGTAGTTGATATGATTAAACAGGGGAGCACACAAAGAGTAATTGCCGAACGCCTAAACCGTAGCTATGGCAGTCTTCAAAGAAAATTACAGTATATGGGAAAAGACTTATGGGATAGAAACAGTTGGAGCAGATATATCTCAAAAAGGAGTAGAAAATACTGGTCTTATGAAGAGTTATATGATGCAAAGCTTGTGTTGGAATGTGGTGGAACAGTTAATGAGGCTGCAAAAAAGACATCACATAATAGTAGAAGTCTCAGAAGTAAGATAAATATGATGGGGAGTGACTTCTGGGAGGAGAGGAATTGGGATATGTATACAGTTGGGTAGATGATAACTACAAATATGAGGATCTAAGGAGTACTGCAAGGTCAGTAACTAAAGGAACTGTCCTGAAAAGATTTATTGGAAGTGTATGGCATCAGATCAATGAAAGAAGAGGTTATGAAAGTCAGTTTTATATTGCCAATGTTACTGATCGTGGGCACCATGGGGAATTTGATGATGTGCCGGTATTCATAACAATCTTAGATGAAGATTTTAAAAGAGAATTTGAAATAAATAAAAGGTTTAGACAACAGAATGAATTATATAAAAAATGAGCCTGTAACAAAGACAGGCTCATAATGCTAAAAAGCATCCACTAACATTAATATTCTATGCTTTTTGGTTTTAAAAGTCAAGAAAAAACGTGGAGTAATCCACCTTTAACTGCTTGATTAAGATATTAAACTTACGACTGAGGAGTGTAGAACAATGTATGTGAAAAAGACATATAACCTTGGAAAGCATAAAGAGATAATAGAGGTTCACAATTTTTATCCGGGTAACTATGGAGCTCCGGGGAAAAGCAGAGAGAAAAAAGAGAAGGCATCTCCGGAAGTGATAAAAAAACAGAACCATGCCAACAGGGTAAGAAAAATACAAAGATTGATATTGGGGAATTTTAAATCAGGAGATTGGCATATAGTTCTCAAATACAAGAAGGAACTGCGACCTGATGACTTTAAAGAGGCAAAGGAGCAGTTGAGTGCGTTTTTTAAAAAAGTGAGACTGGAGCTGAAAAAGTACTCAATAAGTTTCAAGTACATAGGAGTTACTGAGATGGGTAAGAAAGGTAATGCCTTACATCATCACATCATAGTTGAAAACATCACTGATCCGGTAAATATGTTGAAGCTTATAAGAAAGCATTGGATATATGGCCACATTGCTCTGACTGATCTATACGAAGAAGGAGCATATCAAAGGTTGGCTGAGTACATAGTGAAAGCTGAGACAAAAGATCCTGAAGGCAAGTCTAGTTACAAGCGCAGCAGAGGTAATCTGATAGAGCCACAGGCAGAAAGCAAGATAATGCTTAGGAAGTCATGGCCAAAAGAACCGAAGGCAAAGAAGGGATATTACATAATAGCCGACAGTGTAGTATCAGGTGAGAATCCTGTTACAGGTTATCCGTATCAGAGATATATGATGCAAAGACTGCCTAAAGTCGGAGCTATAGAAAGAGAGGAGAAAGCGTGGAGACAGAATGTAGAGTCAATATTTACATAACCACATCAATAAGAGGGCCTGCAAAGAGAAACGGTGGTTATGGCTATGTAATAGAATTTATTAAAAAAGATGGTAGTCCGATTACCAGGAGTGGAGTTGGCTATGAGATAAAAGCTACAGAAAACAAACTTGTACTGATGGCGTTAAAAGCGGCACTCAAAAGACTTACCAAAAGATGCTCGGCCTTAGTATTCGCTAAGTGTGACTATGTTTTGAACAGCTATAAAAACGGATGGATTTTTGAGTGGAAAAAGAATGATTGGACTAATGCAAGAGGTGTGAAGCTTAGTAATTGGGAGCTTTGGAGGGATATATCGGAGTTATCCACATTACATGATATATCTTTTGCGAGTTCCGGAACTACAAATCCTTATGAAATGTGGATAAGTGACAGTATAAGAAAGGTGGAGCATGAAAACTGAGAAAGACTTAATAAATACTAAACGGTAAGTAAGCAATATGCTGAGATCGAGAGAGTGGAAGTGGAACTTAGGGAAATATAGTAAGTTAATTTGAGTTGTTTTGAGATTAAGGAGTTAAGCGAATGAGTATAACAAGAATAGAGCTTTTGGATTTAGCAAATGAATGTGTATGTGGGGACAGAAACTTGCAGTATGGAGAGCCGGAGGATAATTTTTCGAGAGTAGCAACACTTTGGAATGCGTATCTTGGGAAAATGTATGTGACATCATACGACGTAGCTGTGATGATGTGTCTTTTCAAGATTGCAAGGTTACAAAGCAGTGCATTTGAAAGTGTCGACAGTTGGGTGGATCTGATAGGATATGCCGCATGTGGCGGTGAAATAGCTTTGAGGGGTAAGGAAGATGAGAAATAACTTAAAGCATAATTCTGAAGGTTATGTGGATAGTACAGCTTACAAGGCAATAAAGTCTGTGAGTGCGGAAGAAAAGAAGCTGGCCATACAGTCTGAACATGACAAGCTGATACAGCATTTGAAATATGTGATAGAACTTTCAGGCTTCCGACTATCTGAAAGAATAAAGCTTGTGCATAGAGGAAGTGGTAGAAAGTTTGAGTAAGGAAGTGTATGGAAGTGGATTATAAACAGGAAATAATAAAAAAGATAAGAGAAATGTCAAAGTACTACTCAGCGCATCAGGTCTTCCGTGACTGGATAGAAGTATATGCTTTAGCGATAGCAAATGCCTGTGAACCTGAAGGTACAGTAGTTTGGAATAAAATGGAGCAGCAGTATTTAAACACCATAAATAAATATCAGTCGGCAGAGGTGGACGGTTTTGCAGAACTCGGAGGATTGCTTACATTAGCACTTGAAAAAGATATGTCGGATGTATTGGGAAGTGTATATATGGGCATAGAGACAGGCAACAAAGCTACAGGTCAGTTCTTTACGCCAGACAATATAAGTCAGTTGGCAGCAAGGTTGCTGGATGATGAAGTTGTATCAACCGATATGCCTATAAAGCTATATGAGCCTGCATGTGGCAGTAGTGGAATGATTATTGCATATGCAAAGGCCTTGAGAGACAAGGATGTAAATTATCAAAGGCTTCTTGATATAAAAGCTTCCGATATAGATTTTGCATGTGTATATATGAGTTACATACAGCTGTCACTGCTTGGAATCAAGGCAGTTATTGCAAGACAGGATAGCTTGCTTGGAGAAAAAGTTCCACAGGAGCATATATTTGTAACTCCGGCAAAGAAAGGATTACTGCTATGAAAGATGAACTTATAGACAAAATCATTTTGGGATTGGCAGCAGATATTGATCTAACTGTAACTGAGCTGAAATCAAGATTGTATATGGCCTTAAAAGATTACAATGTGGGTCCGGAGAATACAGAGATTGTAGTAAGAGGAATTAACAGAAATGAGATGCTTTTTAAAAAATTTATTGTCACCAAAAAAATACAAGGATTAACAGAGCAAACAATATTTAGATATTCTGTTGAAATACCAAAGGTACTTGAGAAAATAGGTAAACCTGCAGAGGAAATAACATCTGATGATATCTTGTATTACTTGGCCGTGCGTGAATGCAGAGATAAAGTAAGCAAAACCACATGTAAAAACGAGTTGAGATGCTTAAGTACATTTTTAGGATATTTATTTCTTGAAGGAATAATACCGACTAATCCGGTTTTAAAGATTGGGACAATAAAGTTGGAAAAAAAGCAGATGAAAGCTTTTACAGATGTTGATATAGCAAAAATAAAGCAAAGTTGTAAAAACCTAAAAGAAACGGCAGTTGTTGAGATGTTACTTAGTACAGGGTGCAGGGCTACAGAACTTGTAAATATCAAACAAAGTGAGATACAGGGAAACAAGGTGGTCGTAAATGGCAAAGGAAATAAGGAAAGAATTGTCTACCTTAATGCTACAGCAATGTTAGCTGTAGATAAATACATGAAAAGTCTGCCGGATACAATCAATCAATATTTGTTTCCCAAAATGAAAAGCATAGACAAGCTGGTAAAACAAGGAATACATCAAAAAGAAATGTATTTGGATCCACGAAATATTGACGGTGATGAGCATATGTCTAGAGATGCACTAAGACAATACTGTGCAAAGATAGGAAAAAGAGCAGGAGTTGAAGATGTTCATCCTCATAGGTTTAGAAGAACTTGTGCAACTATGGCACTAAAAAGAGGAATGCCTATAGAGCAAGTAAGTAAAATGCTTGGACACGAGAAAATATCTACTACACAAATATACTTAGATCTAAATGAAAGGGATTTGGAATTAGCACACGAAAAGTATGTTGTGTAATGAAAGGCAATAAGAATATGAAAGACGAGTTGATATCTAAGATAGTCATGGAGTTGGCAGCAGATGTTGATATAGATGCTGGAGAGCTGAAATCAAAACTATATATGATTATGCATGGATACAGCATAAAACTTGAAAATACAGAGATTGTAGTGAGGGAAGAAAATAAAAATGAATGGCTATTTAAGAAATTCATAATGACAAAGACTGTGCAAGGATTATCTGAGAGGACATTGGCGCAGTATTCAGCTGAAATACCAAGGATGTTAAACGCAATAGGAAAATCCGCAGAAGATGTAAGCTCGGACGATATATTATATTACCTTGCTGTAAGGGAGCATAGAGATAAAGTATCTAAAGTAACTGTATCAAACAATCTTAGATACCTGAGAACATTTTTTGAATTTCTAACAGTTGAAGGAATAATACCTAGCAATCCTGTAAGAAAAATTGGAAGTATAAAGTTGGAAAAGAAGCAGAAAAAAGCTTTTACAGATGTTGAAGTGCTGAAATTAAGGCAAGGATGTAAGACAGTGAGTGAAAGGCTTATTGTTGACATGCTACTAAGTACCGGTTGTAGAGTTTCAGAACTTGTATCTATAAAAGTTGAAGATATAGAAGGCAGAAGAATAACTGTTTTAGGTAAAGGTAATAAAGAGAGAATAGTTTACCTTAATGCGCAGGCCCGCCTTACGCTTGATGAACATATGAGAGACATTAATACAATAATAAATCCTTATATATTACCAAGCACAAGATATATAAACAGCAAAGAGCATATGAGTAGTGGAGCAGTAGAAAGCTTTTGCAGAAGACTTGGTGAAAGAGTTGGAGTTAGAAATGTTCATCCTCATAGGTTTAGAAGAACTTGTGCAACAATGGCTTTAAAAAGAGGTATGCCTGTAGAACAAGTGAGTAAGATGCTGGGACATGAAGAACTTACAACAACTCAAATTTACCTAGATCTTGATGAGAGAAATTTGGAAATAGCACACGAGAAATATGTTGTTTAACGATCTTAAATATATGGGGAATAAGGCTGAAAGGAGGTACTTGTGAAAGACGAGGTAGTATCCAAAATAATACTTGCGATAGCAGATGAGAGTGAAGTTGAAATGGAAGAGTTGAGATCAAAGCTGTACCTTGCGGTTAGGGGATATAGTTTTAGTCTAAAAAACACAGAACTTGTCCTGAGAGAAGAAAATAAAAATGATTGGTTTTTTCAAAAATTCATAATGGCAAAAACTGTAAGAGGATGTTCTGAAAGAACTATAGATAAATACACGCAGGATATTTCAAGAATATTAAAACACATAAACAAGTCTGCAGACGAGATCACATCTGATGACATTTTGTATTACATAGCAGTTAGGGAAAAAAGAGATAAACTTAGCAAGGTGACATTAAATAGTGAATTGAGGGCGTTTAGTTCTTTCTTGTCATACTTATTCCTTGAAGGGCTTGTACCACGTAATGCTGTTAAGCAAGTAGGAAAGTTAAAGGAAGAGAAAAAACAGAAAAAAGCCTTTACAGAACTTGAGGTGGCAAAGCTGAAGAATGCATGTGAAACAGTGAAAGAGAAAGCTGTTATAGAAATGCTCTTTAGTACAGGCTGTAGAGCCACAGAGTTGGCAAGTATAAAGATGGTGAATATTGATAATAATAGGATCGTTATCCAAGGGAAAGGGAACAAAGAAAGGACAGTATATTTAAATGCTACAGCAATGTTAGCATTAGAAGGATACCGCCAAGAAAAACCTAAGCTTAAAAACCCTTATCTTTTTCCAAAGATGAAGCCTTTCAGTCAGGTAAGCAAGAAAGGAATAAATAGAGGAAAATATTGGATGAGAGCTGAAAACTTTGAAAAGGATGGACATATGACTACAAACACAGTTCAGGAAATATGTAAAAAGGTTGGTGCAAGAGCAGAGGTTGAAGATGTTCATCCACATAGGTTTAGAAGAACTTGTGCAACAATGGCACTAAAAAGAGGAATGCCTATAGAACAAGTTAGTAAAATGCTTGGACACGAAGAAATATCAACAACGCAAATATATCTGGATCTAAATGAAAGAGATTTGGAGATGGCGCACGAAAAATATGTTGTGTAGATGGAAAAGAAGAGTATGAAAAGCAATACAATATGGAAACTAAAAAAAGAAAAGTTAAAGGAGAAACAAATGAAGAATACATTAGTAGATTTAAACAATTACTTATTTGAGTCAATAGAAAGAATAACAGATGATGATCTGACAGATGAACAACTTGAAAAAGAAATAAAAAGAAGTGATGCAGTACAGAAAATAGCGAAGACGATTATAGAGAATGGCCATCTTGCACTCAGTGCTAGAAAACATATTGATGATCAAGGTGGAGGACAAAAGGTCGACCTGCCCATGCTTGGAATTACGTCGGAGAATAAATGATAAGATACACACAAGCGGAAAAAGCATTCCTGATAGAATATATTCCCGGGAGAATTGCATCAGAAGTTATTGAAGAGTTTATTAAAAAATTCGGAAAAACTATAAGTGTAAGTCAGATAAGAAGTTTCAGAAAAAATAATAAGATAAATTGCGGAAGAGATACCAGATTTAAAAAGGGATCTGTACCGGCTAACAAAGGTAAAAGGCTGAGTCCGGAAGTTTACGAGAAACTAAGTAAGACAATGTTCAAAAAAGGCCATAGCCCACAAAACTACAGGCCGGTAGGTAGTGAGAGAGTAA